CTCAAGGGGATTGAAGCGAGGCTCATGGGGCATTACTCCGCTATGTTTGATGGAGGAGCGTTGATAAACGTTTTGTTGCAAGAGGACATCCATACTTATAATGCTAGGACTCTGGGTATATCTAGGAACGATGCTAAGATATTTCTGTATTCACTGAGCTATGGTGCTGGGCCAGAGAAGCTTAGTAAACTACTTAAGATACCAGTAAGCAAAGCAAGAAAATTAGTCAAAGAATACTGGAGAATTAACAGTGGTCTCGATAGAATCAGGGAGCTCTTGGTCCAGTCATTCAGGAGGAACCAGGGGTTTATCTATGGGCTAGACGGGCGTAAGGTGTTCATTAGGAGTGACCATAAGCTGCTTAATAGCTTGATCCAGAGTTCAGCAGCTATCATCTTTAAGAGGTGGATGGCTATCATGCATGAGTGGTATGATGATCTCTCTAGCCCTCCTGTAAAGCAACTCATTGCATACCATGACGAGCTTGAGTATGAGATAGAAAATGGACCAATAAATATGAATTGGTTTGAAGATGGATTAAAATTCACAGCCAAGAAAGCGGGGGAGTTCTACGACATAAGGATTCCAATAGAGTGTGATGTGAAATTCGGAGGGAATTATGCAAAAGTCCATTGAGAATTCCAAAGAGCCTAAGCTCCCTCCAGTTGGAACTATATTAGTAGTAACCTCCACAAAAGATACTAATTATAAAGAAGTCTTAGCTAGAGTGGGGTTTCTTTGTAGAGTTACTTCTAAGACTGAGCTAGTAAAAGAGTATGGCCTAAAGCCATACTTAAAAGACTTAGATTTTAACTTTAAAGAGAATGAGTTTATCTATAGTGAGGGGGTATGGTGCTGGTATTGCCATGAGCTAGAAGAAATAACACTAATACAAGAGGATATATGAGTGAAGATAAAGTGATACCTAAACCTGGGAAGTATGAGTATGATGACAAGGATATCAAGAATGATATATCTTTTTGTAAGTATGTAGTAAATAAATTCATCTCATTCAAAAAGCACCTTCAACCATTCAGAGAGGACATGGAACAAGAGGCTTTCATCTGGCTCATGGAAGCTAGGCATATGTTCAACCCAGACCTAGGGGTACCAATGAATACCTTTGTATACCAAAGGGTACTGTTCTCTTGCTACCTTTATGAAAGAAAAGAGTATAGGAATTTTAGATACAAAGGTACCAAGAAGAACAAAGGTAATACTAAGGATACTAAGTATTCTATAGAAGAGATAATAAATAATGAATCTCATTTATGGGATATCCCTGAGCCTATTAATTTTGAGGAGAGCATAGATGATCCTAAGGCAGATCATCATGTGGTTCTAATGGAGCTAGAGGACGTTCTAAGTAAGTCTAAACTCACTGCTAGGCAAAGGGAGATACTTGAACTTTACTTACACTATGGCAACTCGGATCAAGAGGTAGCTAAGAGACTCGGGGTATCAAGGCAGACCGTGGCTCTGGCTATAAAAACCATTATACACAAGGGCAAGGGGGTACTGGGATGAGAAAGTATTATGATGAGCCTTCTTACGCAGTAGCAATAAATAAGTCTGGAGTCTCTAGGTCAATTTGTGATCTTAATATTGGGGACTTAGTGATGATTGTAGGTGAAGATGAAGATAAATTAGCTGTTATTTTGGAGGATGAGTTTGAAACTTGGGCTAAGGGGGTTTCAACATACTGGGGAGAACGAGAAGATTTTGAACCAATTCAATTACTTACAGATGCTTGACAATATGTACTAGGTTTGGTACTATTTGGTTGCCACTGAGACGAGCTAAGGAAACTAAGTAAGCCAAGGAAGACTAACGTGATTACTGAACAGAACCAATGCAACTAACGTAACGGAGGAAACAAATGAGTAAACCAACGATCCATGAAATGCAGAGCGCCTTTGAAGGGAAGTATCAGAAGTTTCAGATTCAGAGCACAGAATGCCGATGGGCCAGGGTCCATAAGCCGGATGAAGGGAATGCTAAGTACTCAATTAAACCAGCTTGGAAGATTGACTTGTTACTGAGCGAGGCTCAATATACCGAGATGAAAGCTATTGGATTCCCGGTCAAAGAAAAGGAAGGTGAGTACTTCATTACTGCTAAACGCAAAGTACATAACCCAGACGGGACACTTCGCACCCCTCCTGTAGTGGAGTTCCCTGATGGCACTCCATGTACTGACGCGATAGGGAACGGTAGCATTGTCACAGTACACTGCTCCGCTAAGTTCTTCTCAGTAGCAGGGAAGACCCACCTTCCACTTTACTTTGACAAGGTAGTAGTAGAGAACCTTGTAGCTTTCAACGGCGCTGGATCGAACAACATAGTATTCTGAACAACTGCCTTGTCTCTGGAGACGGAAACTCAACAACCCTAGTGGTAATACTTGAGAGCTTCCAAGGTACCTGAGACAAGGCTTTTCTTTTCTGGTACATAGAAACCTACGAACTCAACTCAGTGGCAACTGGAGAACTTAAGATGCTAGCGTTTATGGAGATGCCAATGCTTATAGCTGATCAAATAGAAGACATGAAAAAGAATGGTACTTACAAGGAGCCAAAGAAGAATCCCCTGTCAAGTATGGTATGCAGGACTGGGTTCACTGAGCCGAACTCAAGTGACGTAGTCTACTTGGTAGACGCTGATGTATTTGCATACAGAGCAGCAGCTACTTGTGATGGGAAAATGTATAAGGTGAGGTACAAGAGACCTAATGCAGATGGAACTCATGCGAATGTAGGTTACACTACTCGATACAAGAAAGACATGGATGCTTACTGTGTAGCCAACGGCATTGAGAATCCCAAGATCACTACAGTATTCAAACCAGAACCAGAGTCATACGCTATACACAATGTAGCTATGGCGCTGGAGAGCATGTATAACACTATAGCAGATAAGATTGGAAATACAGATAGGCTTTTCTTCGAACTCTACCTCACTGGAGCTACTAACTTTCGTAAAGAAGTGAACCCATCCTACAAAGAGAAGCGTAAGGAAGAGCATAAGCCAGTGCATCTGAACGCTTGTAAGCAGTATCTAATGGACAAGTTCGGAGCAATGTCTGTGGATAGACTCGAAGCAGATGATGTGTTGGCTATCAGAAACAAGCAACTGAATGAACTCGGAGTGTCCAATGTGATTGTCTCTGTAGACAAAGACTTACTACAGATTCCAGGGGTTCACTATAATCCGATTAAAGATGAGATACAGAGTATTACTGAGTTTTCTGCTAGTTACAACTTCTGGAAACAGGTACTCATGGGAGACGTAACAGATGGTATCTACGGTATCTCTGGTGTAGGCCCAAAGACTGCTGAGAAAATCCTGGCTTCTAGGTCTTCTGATTTAGAGGAGGCATTTTTTATAGCATCCCTCCTTGCTTATCTTAAGGATGTAGAGAAGAATATCCCTCAGGAAATGGCTGGATATCTCACACCGAAGGACAAGTATGACCTTGCTTTAGCAGCACTAACGAACGTAGCTAGACAAGTTCATCTACTCAGAGACCCTAAAGAAGTCTGGGAACCACCTACTACACAGGGAGAGATGATATCAAATGCGATGCAAACGATACTCAAAGAAGCCCCAGAAAACGGGGCAGTACAAGAGCAAGTTTGAAGCGACAGTAGCGGCCCTATTACCAACTGCCGAGTACGAGAGCAGAGAAGCTAAGGTACACTACAGGATGTCTCGGGTATATCAGCCTGACTTCACCTTTACCGGGAAGGAGTGGTTACTTATAGAGACTAAGGGTTTCTTTCGGGAAGGAGACGCAGCAAAGTACAAAGCTATAGCTGAGACACCTGGAGTTGAGCTAGTGTTTCTCTTCTCGAATCCAGAGAAGAAGTACGGGAACCTACGAAAAGACGGTAGCTACATGACATACAGAGACTGGTGCAATAGGTATGGGATTCTATGTTATTCGGTGCAGAATGTACCTGAGGTTCTCTGTTCCGGGGAGGTAACTAAGGAATGGATTCAGATAGAAAAGCAAAAGATACCCAAGACTCCCAAGGGAATCAGGGAGAGTCTAAGTTCAGATGCTCAATTAGAATAGACGGGATGTATGTGAGTACGTTTCGATACACTTGTAAGGACTGTAGGTTTAGTCTGCTTATGAGAGATGGTTCATTCAAAACTAGTGACCCAGTACAAGCACTAGAGCATTCACTGAAACACGGAGACTACTGTGATGCTACTCATCCTCAGTACTTAGCGATACTTGGGAAGCTGGAAGCGATAATACTGAATGCTCAGGAGCAAGAGAGTGTTAGAGAGGTAAAACTCAAGAAGTTAGGAGAGGATATAAAGAATAAATATATAAGTGGGAGGAGCTACTAGTGATGTGCTACAAAGATCGAACCTGGTGTAGAGAAACTACCTGTATACACAAGAGTAAATGTGATCGGTTCTTCGCTGACACTGATGCAGCCAATGCGAAGGTATGGTGGGGTTCGGAACATCCAGCAGTGTGTTTCTTTGCTGAGAGACCAGAGTGCTACCAGGGAGAGTCAGTGGATTGGGAAGGAGATGAATTCAAGATTGGTAACTAAGGTATCGGGGTATAGCTCAGCCTGGTAGAGCGTCCGCCTTGGGAGTGGAAGGTCGTTGGTTCGAGTCCAGCTACCCCGACCAGATACTAGAGAGTACAAGGGAATCCAAGTGTGGTGTAATTGGTAGCCGCGCAGGTCTTAGGAATCTGTTCCCTTACGGGAGTGAGAGTTCGAGTCTCTCCACTTGGACCAGGTACATAAGAGCACCAATGGAATCTGTCTCTAGAGACGATTACTTAGCAGGGAAACGGGCTCAGGAAGCCCTCGGTACTGAGCTAGGGGTCTAGGTACTAGAGACAGATACCTTGGGTTACAAAGAATTCGGGGAGTTGCCAGAGTGGTAATGGGTCAGACTGTAAATCTGAAGCCTCACAAGAGCGGTGGTTCGATCCCATCTACCTCTGCCAGTTTACAAAAGTATTCCAGAGTAGTCTAATTGGCAAGACACTTGGCTGTTAACCAAGGTATTCCAGGTTCGAGTCCTGGCTCGGGAGCCAGTTTATCAGTACCAGCCACAGTAGCTCCAACGGTAAAGCAACTGCCTTGTAAGCAGAGGGTTGGGAGTTCGAGTCTTCCCTGTGGCTCCAGTTGCATTAAGCAATCCAAATGTTCCCATAGCTCAACGGCTAGAGCGTTCGCCTTATAACAGATTGACGGCTGGTTCGACTCCATCTGGGAACACCAGTGATTCAAGTAAAACCAAGAACCAAAGTAACCGGAGGAAATCAAATGGAAGAGACTATGATAGCAGAAGTAGAGGGAGACCTGAGTGGGTTAGGATACGAATACAAAGATCACTATGAACCTGGACCCAAGGATCACTATAAACACTTAGCTGAGTACGTCTACAAACGAGACAAGTACGGTAACAAGGATAAGACTAGGCCGGTTGGATGTCTCTTTGCATACCGGGATGAAGACGACACAGTACGTCTTGGTTGGTCAGCGTATAACTTCATTGGAGAGCTGTTCGCAGGGAATCGTTTCAACAAGGACCAAGCATCAGAGATAGCAGTACGGAGAGCAATTAAGGGGAGGTTCTATTATGCTGAAGACATCCCCTATTCGCTTCACAAAGAGTTGCCTAGGTTCCTAGACAGGTGTCATAAGTATTTCAAAGAATTCCCAGTGAACATAGATAATCCAGGGAGCACTGGTAAAGCGATATGAGTACCAAAGATCACGTCATAAAGACTGAGGATAACGACACAAAAGCCAAGGGTGTTGTCGTAAAGATCGAAGGTGTAGCCATAAACCAAGATAATTGCGCTACTAAGAAGTTTAAACGGAGCTACCTGTACACTTGTGAGTACAGTGACATCAAGGAATCCAAGGATTGCCAGCATCACTTTCATGGAGAGTGCACAGTGTTTGTCTCTGGAGACAGTTGTCCATTTCAGAGAGACGGTGGGAGCTTAGCAAATTTACTGAATAAACTAATGGGAGGACAATGATGAATTTCTACGAATATTGGGCTAACAGGACAGCGTGTGATGTATTAGAGGAGATGAGGAAGTGCAATGAGACGAGAAACTATTGCTCTCTTGTGGGTCTCATCGAAGAACTTCAAGGTATGTGCAATAGGATGGAGTCTGCATTGGGTGACAAGAAGCAAATTCAGAGAATGAGTGAAGATAGAGCAACACTCAAGGCTGAAGTCAAGAAGCTTGAGAAGCAAAAGAAAGAATTTGAGAAAGAGATAAGTGATAATGAATAGGAACCCAATGAATCTGAACCAGAGACTAACTAAACGATATGACAATGAAATTGTATTGGCATTCGCTGATACACATTTCCCGTATCAGCATAGGGATACGTTTAAGTTCTTAAAGAGGGTTAAAGAGGAGTACGAACCAGACCGAGTGATTCATGCTGGAGACTTGTTGGATCAGTATGCGTTCTCTGCATATCCCAAGGCTCCTAACCATGAATCCCCTTCTTCTGAGATAAGTAGGGCTGTGGACTGCTGTGAAGAGTTAGCTGAGCTGTTTCCCAGGTTACATATTATCGCCTCTAATCACGATGACCGTCTTTATAAAAGCGGGACTATGGCTGGGATACCTAAGGAAATGATTGTCCCCTACAACCAGCTTATCCATGCCCCCGAGACTTGGAAGTGGAGTACTGACCTGTCTCTAACGGTCAACAGCTCCAGAGAGAAGCTTTACTTCAGACACACTGCATCAGGATCAACTTACAACGTAGCGAAGACAATGGGTATGACTACTGTATTGGCCCATGCTCACTCGAAATTCGGGATACAGGGAATACAGTCACCGACTAAGCTTATCTACGCTATAGATACTGGGTGTCTAATCTCAGACAAGGGGCCACCATACGCTTATAACAAGGGCTCAGTGATCCGGCCTATCCGGGGAGCAGTAGTCATAGTATCCGGGATGCCAGTGGCTATCTCGTTTGAATCTTTGCTACGGTAGAGGCCAGGGGGTACTATGAAGAAACTCACTATCAAAAAGATGATTGAACTACTAAAGGAGAACTATTCACTGTGTGAACTAGAAGAACGGATAGAGGTTACAGTAGCCGACTTAGAAGATGGGCTTGAGGTTTGGATAGAATCCAAGTATGAGCAGGTATCAGAAATGCTTAAAGAAGATTTACATTTGGAGGAGTGACCATGGATAACATAGAAATTAAAGTACATAAAGTATACGATCTATTAAGCACAGGGGACAGTGTCAGTATTCCAGAGACTACTGGACAACTAAGTATTGTCAAAGATGAGGGCTGTTGTTGTAAGACTCTGGAGAAGATGAGAGAAGACGCTAAGGAGCAGGGGCTAAGGTATGTTACAATGCCATCAGCTACTCCGGTGTCTCCTATAGTCTCTGAAGCAGAGATTGAGAAGTACTTGCTGACTTGTGGAGAGCCAGTGTCAATAGAACAGAGGATCACAGAGGAGTGTGACTCTATCAAATCCATCTTGCTTCTCAAGAACAAATGCTACGGTAACTCAGCAGCAGAGCCCATTAGGATATTCAGTAAATCTGATCCACTGGAACAGATGAGGGTTCGTATTGATGATAAGTTGTCTCGAATTGCTAAGGGTACTGAGTATCCAGGAGACGATACTATCCTTGATCTAATCGGATACCTAGTGCTCTATAGGATTCTGAGTAAGGAGGACTAAGACGCTATGGCACAGTACACTTACTTATGTCTGATGTGTCAGAGGAAAGAGGATCGTATGGGTATCCCAGTTGATCTACGGAATGACCAGTATTGTAAAGAGTGTGGAGAGAAGCTGGTAAGGCAACTGAGCTTACCCGAGTTCCACTTGAAAGGGAGCGGATGGTCCAAGGATGGGTATGCTACTCATTATGGAGACGTGTCTCCAGAGACAGCTAAGGTTGCGAAGCAGCAGATGAAAGAACACAGGAAAGCAAGGGGGTCTAAGTAATCATGATTAAGTACTCTAAAGCAACTGGAAAACTTGAGCTAGTCTCAGTAACCCCAAGAGCCACTGGAATTTATGAACAGCTCAACCGTAAGACACGGAGAGCTATGGTATTCCCACCGCATAATATGAAGCTGAGAACCAAGGTGTCGTCTCTAGAGACAGACCTCAGGTTGGTTGGAGTGCCTATTCCTAAGCATCGGTACAACTCTAAGCAGCTCAGTGGGTACTATAGCCAGTTACTTAAGAAAGCTGAGGCTGTGGCGAATGAAGTAGAAGAGACTATGATTTAACGGAGGAACTGTGAAAGAAATACTACTTGAAGTCTTGCAAGTGAACCTAATTGTAGCCTGTGGTGTTGCATGGTTCTATGTAATCCATAAATTTTTAATGTAATAGGAGGCGCACTATGAATATCAAACTAGGCTGTAACGAATGTGGTGAATGCATAGCTATCTGTCCAGAGATGGCTATTACTAAGGCAGTGCTGCATAGTGGGGTTACAGTGAATCCCTACAAGTGCACTGAGTGTGGCATCTGTGTCCACTCTTGCCCACTGTATCTGATTGAGAATGAGGAGTGAGACATGAGTAAATTACACAGGACTCTTGCTTCACTGTCGGCGGGTGAGCATGTCTTAGAAGGGGATATGACAGAACTCTATGTAGCACTAAATCGCATCCAGCAGCTCGAAGCCGAGCTGAAGAGGAAGGGTGAGGCGCTGAGGGAGTTTGTGGAGACCACTAAAGAGATGTTAGATAATGGGCCGAGGCTAGGTCAGTGGAGATGGGGAAGATTTCAAACATTGATCGACAATGCCAGGGAGGCGCTGGGATGAATGAGTGTGTATGTATTAGTTGTTTACGATTCTATGAATCAGACTGTGGGGGGTGTGAATATGTTCCGGCGCATGATAGTAATCAGTGTGATGTTTGCGACAAAAATAAAGTATGCGATGTGCCGAAAAATCCTGAACTGTACCCACAGTAAATACGAGTTAATTCCTCACACCAACGATTTTTTCTGCAGATGTACCTGCTGCGGAAAAGAGTTTATTTACATTGGCCAGTAACACCAGGGAGGTGCTGAAATGAGATTCGAGATAAGAGACATCGGTGGATACAAAGATATCCGACTGCACTTCCATGAACACAGAGCTGACTTGGGTATCTATAATCCGATGGAAGTGGAAGAGATAGTGGAACAGTTGTACAGAGCAATTGATACTCTGGTTGGTAACAGAGTGTCTAGGTGTAAAGGAGAGAACAAAAATGGATTATAAGGAAGCAAACGAGTGGTTAAAAGGGACTAGGTCATCTTGGAATTTTATGGCTGGTCGAGGGGAACACGATGCTGTTGACGCAGCAAAAGTAGATGCAGCAATGACAGAACAAGCTTACTGGGTTATGAGGGCATACAAAGAGGGCCTTATTGAAGGAGAGTCCCATGAATGATCTTCAGAAATATATTCATCTTAGTAAGTACGCTAGATACCTGGACGCTGAGAAGCGAAGGGAAACTTGGGAAGAGACAGTGGATCGGTATATCCAGTTTCTCTATGATAAGATTCCTAACTCTGCTGTAGTAATGGAGCTAAAGAAAGCTATTATAAGTATGGACATCGCCCCCTCAATGCGGGCTCTAATGACTGCTGGGCCAGCACTAGAGAGGGACAATGTATCCGGGTTCAATCCAGTCGTTGGCACTACTAAGGTGTTAACAAAAGAGTTTGGGTATCTTCCCATCTCTGCCTTGGAAGATAAGGAGGCAACCGTACTTAATGTAAACTCTAAGTGGACGAAAGCAAAGTTTAAATGCTACGGCAAACAGAGCATCAGAGAGGTTGTTCTAAAAAAGAACTCAAACACGATGCATACTATGTATTGCACAGGCAATCATAGATGGGTTGATGTAGACGGGAATGTGCTTTCAACAGACCAACTAAAGCCTGGGAAGGGCGGGACTAAAATACCTTTTGCAAGCTATAAAAGAAATGTTGATACCGACTCTATAGATTATAAATTAGGGTGTGTACATGGTATTGTCTTTGGGGATGGTACAACACAGTACTCACAGAAAAGAGTAAAAGGCTATATGATAAGAGTATGCGAAGACCAAGAAGAGTTTTCTAAATACTTTGAATTCTTACCAGAAGTTAGGATTAGTTACCCACCTTCTGCAAATGGTGATCCTGTAATTAAACTTTTCTCTGACTTCGCTAAGACCCACGATTTAAAAGATTTACCAGATTATGATAATGAAACCGAAGATTATATGGTTGGTTTCTTCCGAGGTTGGCTTGCAGCAGATTGTCATGTTGGAAAAAATTCTCATGTATCCTTGTGCTTATCTGAGGAGTATGCAAACTGGTTTTTAAAACACTCTGCTCGTTGGGGGTATGTTGCTCAGAACGTGAGAGAGCTTGGAAGTAAAACTAATTTTGGTACTAGAACCAGGAGAACCTTTACAATATCAATAGATAGAACATCCCTCACATCTGAGGACTTCCTCATCAAACGAAAGCGAGACAAATTTATTCCATTGATATCTAAGTTCTGTATAGACTCTGTTAAAGAGCTAGAAATACAAGAGGAAGTATTTTGTGCAGAAGTCCCAGATACAAATACTTTTGTTTTAGAAAGGGGATTAGTTACTGGAAACTGTGCAGCCATAGCGATTAACCACCCAAGGTGCTTTGATGAGATCATGTACCTCCTTAGCTGTGGCTGTGGAGTGGGCTTCAGTGTCGAGAGACAATACATCAACCAGCTACCCGATCTACCGGAGGAACTGAATGAGAGTGAGACGGTTATCAAGGTCAAGGATTCCAAGATCGGCTGGGCCTCAGCGTACAAAGAACTTATCTCTATGCTTTATTCCGGGAATATTCCTAAGTGGAACCTCGATGCTATTCGTCCTGCTGGTTCTAGGCTTCGTACCTTTGGAGGTAGAGCTTCTGGGCCTGAGCCTCTCAATGCTCTCATGTCTTTTACCGTTAGGACTTTTAGAGTAGCGGTGAAAGAGAACAAGCGTAAACTCAACAGCTTGGAGGTACATGATGTATGCTGTAAAATTGCTGATGCCATTGTTGCTGGGGGTGTTAGGCGCAGTGCTTGCCTCTCGTTATCAAATTTGACTGACGACCGTATGCGCCGTAGCAAAGTTGGAGACTGGTACTCTGTAGCTCCATATCGTGCATTAGCTAACAACTCAGTAGCCTATACTGAGAAGCCTGACCTGGATAGCTTCAGTAAAGAGTGGCGTAATCTTTATATTTCTAAGTCCGGGGAACGAGGGATAGTAAATAAAGAAGCTCTGAAAGCAAAGGCTGAAAGCTGTGGCAGGGAGTACAAAGGAGATTATTTGCTAAACCCATGCGGAGAGGCCATACTCAGAGACTCGGGTGGGCTTTGTAATCTGACAGAAATAATTGTAAGACCAGAGGACACCTTGGAAACCCTCAAGGAAAAGGTTAGGTTAGCTACGATACTCGGTACACTCCAGTCTACTCTAACTAACTTCAGGTATCTTCGTAAGGTTTGGAAAGACAATGCAGAAGAGGAGCGGTTACTAGGGGTATCACTTACTGGTATCATGGATCATCCGGTTATGAGTGGGCACCAAAGACTCTGGAGTGTAGAGAATCCTGAAGACCCAGGGCATATGGCAGAGTATACGTTAGAAGAAGTACTTAAGGAGCTTAGGGAGGTAGCATATGCCACAAATAAAGAGTGGGCAAGTAAATTGGGTATTAGCCCAAGCAAGCAACTTACTCTTGTTAAGCCGAGCGGTACTGTATCTCAGCTTGTCAGTAGCAGTTCTGGGATTCACCCACGCTATGCTAGGTACTACATACGAAGAGTTACTCAAGATAGCAAGGATTCTCTCACTGGCTTTTTAGTTGACCAGGGAGTCCCCTATGTTGTCTCTGGAGACAAGTACATATTCAGCTTCTATGTAGCTGCTCCAGATAATTGTGTAACCACTAGGGGTATGAGCGCCATGGAACAACTTGAACTTTGGTTAGTGTACAGAGATCATTGGTGCGATGGGAATCCTAGTCAGACTATTTACTACAGTGACAATGAGTACTTCGCCATAGCTCAGTGGGTATGGGATCATTGGGATTCCATTGGGGGACTTAGCTTCTTTCCTAGGGCAGACGGCGAAAGTGTCTACGAAAACGCTCCGTATGAAGAGATAACTGAGGATCAGTATAAACAAGCCACTGAGGGATTCCCTTCGATAGCTTGGGACACTTTCGTTGAAGCAGAGGATACCACTACTGGTATGCAAGAACTAAGTTGCAGCGGGGGGCAGTGCGAGCTATGAGAGAGATAAAGTATTCCATTAGCACTGGACAATGGGGAGACGGGAAGAGCATATGCCTCTGGAGGAGAGAGGGTGTAGTGAGTACAAAGATTGCTAGATTTAGTGGTGAGGAAGCAGTTAAGCTATTTGCTAAGGAGTTTGACTTTCCACTTCATGAGACTGTATTGGATAGGATTAAGAGTACGGAGGTCCAATGATTACAGTAACGTCTGATTGCATGGGGTGTGAGAAATGCCTTGACACCTGTCCGTTGGGTGCCATAACCGTGAGGGTCTATGCTGTGATAGATCAAGACAACTGCGCTGGCTGTGGGAGTTGCAAGGATGCTTGTCCAGTGGAGGCTATAGTAGAGATGCATGGTAACTAAGAATTACAGGAGGAGATCATGAGTGGGGGAATAGAAGACTATACTTTAGAGGCAAGAGTGGTAATGGATATGAAGCTCCGTATTCAGCAACTCGAAGCTGAGTTGAAGAGTAAGGATAAGCTGTTAAAAGAAGTGTCCGATACACTAGAGGATTTGGAATCCTATGGCTTTACCTGTGAAACTGGGCTGCTAAAGAACTGTATCCCGTTCACAGAAATAATCTCTGGGATTAAAAAAGTATTAAAGTGATAGCCAAGGGAGGAGCTAATGTCTCGGAAACTAGCAACGGTTAGGACCATTGGAAGCATTGAACCCATCGCTGGAGCAGACAACATAGAGTTAGCTCGTATAGATGGGTGGCAGTGTGTAGTGAAGCGGGGGGAGTTTAAGCCTGGGGACTTATGTGTGTATTTCGAAATAGACTCAGTACTCCCTGAAACGTCTTGGTCAGAGTTCTTAAGACCAAGGAAGTTTAGAGTAAAGACCATAAAGCTCAGAGGAGAGCTTAGTCAAGGTCTCGCTTTGTCTCCAGAGACAGTACTTGGAGTGTCTTTGTATTCTATTGCAGAAGGGACAGATTTAACAGAGGCGCTCGGAGTGAAACTCTACGAAGTCTCTGGCTCCAAGGATTCAGCTACTCAGTGCTACTCAAGGAAACCACCTCCTCATAAGTGGTTACTAAGGTTTGGGATAGGTCGTAGGATTCATAGCTACCTCTACCCCAGGGCGTCTGGTTCATGGCCTGAGTGGTTTCCAAAGACCGATGAGGAACGAGTGCAGAACGTAACCAGCTTCGCTCCATTCTACGGAAAGCAGATAGTATGCACTGAGAAACTAGACGGTCAGAGTGCTACTTACTTTTATAACCGGGAGTTCAGAAATGGACTCTTCAGCCGAGGGCTCTACGGTGTATGTTCCCGTAATGTCTGGAAGAAGTGCAGGGATGGGAGTACTTGGTGGAGCATCTCTGGTATCTATAGCATTGAAGAGAGACTCACTGAATATTGTAAGAAGCACAACCTTTCGTTAGCTATCCAAGGGGAGATCGTGGGACCAGGGGTTCAAGGGAACAAATATGAGCTCCAGGAATTACACTTCTTCGTCTTTGGCATCTGGGACATAGAAGCTAAGCAGTACCTGAGTTACGATAAGAAACTCTGTATCTGTGCAGCCCTTGGGCTCTATGCAGTACCGGAAGTTTGGGTTGGAGCAATACCACAGAACAGAGACCCAGCGTTTATGAGAACTTACTTCTTATCCGAAGCAGAGAGAACCTCAGTAGTCGGCTGTCATCCAGATGCAGAAGGAGTGGTCATTAGAGTTCGAGACGAACAGCAGCTCAGCTTCAAGGCTATTAGCAATAGATGGTTACTTAAGAATGAGGAGTGATATGAGTAATAGTATATGGAGTAATAAATTTAAAGCTTACAAGAAAGTTAAGGTTCAGTTCATGAGGCCATATGTACTGGGGGAGGATATGAAAGGTATATCAGTTAGTCCAGAAGACCTCTTAGAAGAAGGAGGGATGATAGCTATAAATCCTGATAACTCAAAAGACCAGTGGTATGTAACAAAGAAGTTCTTTAATGAAAACTACGAAGAGATACTATGAAGATACCTAAGTTTTATTCTACTACAAAACAAGAGTGTAGGGTTGGCTGTCATATTTGGTCAGTAGCTAGACTCTTTGAGTTAGCCAAAGAATTACCAGTAATGGATATTCCTTTGGATCACTTGAATGTTTATACTAAGTACGAGAAGCTTACTCTCAGAGAATTGGTTATGCATATAAAGGCAGTTCAAGATGCAGACCTAGAGTTCCCAATTATACTAGATGAAGATGGAGAGATAATGGATGGAAGGCACAGGATAATGAAAGCTATCTTAGAGGGAAGAAGCTCAGTTAAAGCAGTAAGATTTGATGAAAACCCAACACCTTGCAGGATACAGGAGGATTGATGAAGATTCTAGGATTCAAGATTCCAATTGTGTATGTGTCAGATGAAGAGCTTGAGGATCACTATGCCCAGATATTCGGAGAAGAAGAATCAGGGAAAGTCCTTGGTAATTACGATGGAGTACGCAAGATCATTGCGTTGAATAAGGATGTTTTTAGCAAAGACAAGAAGGACCGAAGTGATGAAGAAGAGACTAGACTCCATGAGACTATAGAAGCTATTAACTCAATCACTGGAATCGAGATGAGTCACCCACAGATAGCTACGCTTAGTGCTGTGCTTCATCAAGTCTTTGTGGATAACGGCTATAAGCCATTGAAGTGGAAGTGAGCTATGAGCACCGCTAATATTCCTGAGTATAAAAGCCAAATCTACAGGCATGAAGAAGCTATAGAAAAACTAGAGATCCAGGTAGCCTCACTCACCCAAGTAGTAGAGACTCTCCAAGAAATGCTGACTGAGATCATAGAGAGATCAGAGAAACCGAAGAAGAAAGGGAAAAGCTTAGCACTCCAAGAAGAAGTAGAAAAGATGCTGAGAGCTAGGGCAGAGATGGAGCAGCGAGCTATGGAAGCTCAGAGGAAAGCTGAGGAGTATGGTAGGAGGCTGGGATTAGCTAACTACTCTTCTCAAAGGGAGGCACAACAAGAGGCTATGAACAGAGCTGCACTTAGTTCACTTCAAAGGGTGGGTATAACTGACACAGGAGAGCTTTCTAATAACAACTGGTAGGAGAGGTAGCCAGAGGTACCTGGGAATTGAACCTTGGTACTCTCTGGCTCTCTTAATAACGTCTTTAGATTAGAGCAGTAACAAATGATTTCATTAGGTCCACTAGCCCATACTGAATGACAGCACTAGCAATCGAAGCGAACCCAAAGATTCCACTTGCTACACAGAGACTCACTAGGGAGAACATAGTGACCTTAGCAAACTCTTGGTAAGCTGTGGCACTAAGACTGTTTACCTTGGCTCTTGTTTTAGTTTTTATATTAGCATTCATATCATTTACTCCTATAGAATTCATGGTTCCCAATGAGCCCAATCTTAACCATTGACTTAGCCCAGCTTGGTAATACTAAGTACGGGTTAAAGTAATGGTCAGCTCCGCTCAAGTTGAGACCCCTCATTCGCTCTCCAAAGAAAACAAAAAGAGCTTCAATACATCCGATCAGTTCCATTGGCTGGTATACTGGGGGTACTACGTTACCATTGTACCAAGAAAACTGTTGAGATTCCCGTATCACCTCTTCTACGCTCTTCCTCCGTTTCACTGTTCTGTTCATTACTACATGACACACAGCTACCTTCCCCTCCAAAGACTCTCCCCTGGCTTCGAAGTAAAGATTCATTGTTAGCCAGAATATCCAGTTTGCCCAGGTCATAGTAGCACCTTGATCCCATTGGTCACTTAGTTACCCCTTTATCTGTTTCCATAACAAGGCCCCAATAAGTCCGAGTAAAGAGATAGTAATCACCTGTAACACAGACTTAAGGATTCCCCATTTGATATTCTCTAGCCGATCTAGAGTCGCCATGAGCTTATCTAAGAACTCATGGGCTCTAGCGTGGTGCTCTACTGCATCTGGAGATGAACAGAAGTTACAAGTAGCTTTTCTTTTACTGAGGACTCTATTAAGTTCTTCTTGAACGATTGCTTCTATCCGTTCTCTATCTGAGTCTCTTAGCTCTTCAGCATTCTTGGCATTGTAAGTGTATTCGATATGCTCTTTTACTTCTTCACTAGCTTCCACTGTATTCACCGTACCCCAATAACAGACAGAGATAACAATAGAAGCAGCATAGCTGTATTCATTGTTTCCCAATTCATATTGTTAGTACTCCAACTTCTTCTGCGTAAGGGGTCACTGAGAGTAGACCAGGAAACACTTGATATGCTTGAATGTTTCTAAACAACATGATCCCAGCCAAGAGAGCACTGTGATACACTGCCTCTGAACAGAACCAGCGGTTAGGGGATTCCCAAATCTTCCTGAATGGAAACCCAATCACTCCAAAGAAATCATACTTCTTACCAAGCTTCTCTTGCATCAAAGCATAGAACTTATCCTGTTGAAACTTGGTACAAGGGACTTTGAAGATAGTAATCTTAGTCCCTTTCTTATGGCCAACTGTCCAGTGCCTTCGAACTACTCCTTCCCTCCAAGCTTCTATGATGTCCCCATATTCCCCTTGTTCATTCGGTGGAAAGAATGCAGCAGTGTGGGAGATGCTAGACCAAGTGAAGAAACGAATAACTCTGGAACCAAAGGAAACGCCCTCGTACTGACCGTAGTATATGTAATACTGTCTCTCAGTATCCATTATGTCACTTCCTCCCGAAGCAATTCCCTTTATAATTCAAGTAGCTACTCCCTCCAGCGGGGATAGTAAAGCGATAGGTCTTTCCGTTTCTGGATTTAGCTAAGACTACTCCGCTCATAGCCACTGGCTTCTGGCTTTTGAAGTCTATGTTAGTCCACCACTCCCTGCCCTCATCGTTTCCATTCTGAAGTCTAAAGGGGGTTCCATTGAACACTACCGATTCATACCTATCCCCTACACAGAATATAATGGATACCCCTTTACCCTTAGGGTAAGCAGCATCAATTAGACTATGGGGGTTATAGTGGTGAATAATGTCTTTGTATGATACATCAAGAATCCCAGATGCCGGGGGAGTTACTGGGGGAACTGGAACTGGATTCGGTGGAGTCGGAACACCAGGGTTCTCATCACACAGAATCTTAATATCAAACTTAGCTAACTCTTTGTTTACTTGTGACAACTTAATCTCATGCATTATAATACCTCAGAAGCTTCGGGTTCAATTTCTACTGGCACTTGTTCAGTCTCCACTGGTACTGGCTCAATCTCAACAGGGGGAGCCGGAGCTTTGCCAATGGCAACTTGGCAATCTTTCCCTTGGTAAGAGACACTCATTCCTCCTTGGACTTCTCCTTTGGTGAAGACTAAGCATCCCCCAGCAACTACGTCCCCAATGAGACCATAGCCACCTTCAGCACCTAGAGCATAGATTTTAACATAAGCGTCTGAAGCACATCCAGACACCATTAACAAAGTGATAAGTAAATAAATTGTAGTGAGTAGCTTTTGCATCCTAGGTTCTCCTCTTCTTAGTTTATCTTTGGGATTCAGTTGATCCCTGAATTCCTTGTAATCAGATTATCTCTGGGTTCCCATAGTCGTCTATGACTAAATCTTCTTTCTGTACTGAGTATATATTAGTATATACTATAGTATATCCCTTTAGTCTCTTCTCTATAGTACTCTTATCCTTAGTAGATATAAGGGTTCCATAATGGTTTCCATGTTTTATATAATACCCTAGAGACTTAGGTATACTAAGGCTCTCTATGGAACTGTCTCCAGAGACAACCTTAGAACTCTCTTGGATTACATGGGAATAGATCATTGCCCTTCCTCTATCAGCTTGACAATCAACTCGCCGTTGTATTCCAGCACTTCATAGAGCGGCACTCTCGCCCCTTCCTCAACCTCCGGGAAGTGCGGGCTGGTACCGGTGTATTCTACCATTGTGTCCTCAAAAACAGACTGAGCGGAGGTGATTTCCAGTTCAAGCATTTTTAGGAGAATGAGGATATTGCCATCATCTACCAGTCTTTTATCCGCGTAGAATCTTCCAAGTCTCACAGTTCACCCCATCCATAGCAATGTTTCGTTTCATGGCTCCTGACTCGCTCCCAATCGGCAACAAGTCGGATTTCACAAACACAAGGTTTCTCGGATGCCCACGGCTTGTCCTCGCCACACCACCGAAATGCGCACCCTTCCAGCGTGGGGAATCCCCAAACAATCAGCATGGGATTGACACCGAGTTTCAGACAGGCGGCGTATATCCCGGCTCCGTCTATGCTCTCCCGGATATCCACCTCCTCCGGGGTAAGCGCCCGGCCCAGGTGCTTCTGCACTTCCGGTTGAAGCTGGCTTTGCGGGAGCATGGTTGTGCAGCCCTGGAGCCAAAAGGCCAGGAGTAGGGCCAGGATTGCGGCAACTCCCTCGATTGCGTTTCGGGTCCAGTTCATTTTTAACGCTTTGCCAGGTACAGCACGACTCGGTACAATTTAATCAGACTGTTCCTTTGCGCTACCGATAGCCCACTGAACGTGGTATTTACATGAGTAGCCACGTCAGCATAGCTCAGTGAGGCTACAAGGCTTTGCAGTTCAGCCTCAAGGTTTGCTGCTTCGGCATTTGCGGCCAG